ATCTTACTGAGGTTAGATACACGTGATTTATTGATATTCATGAGATTATCACTCCCACTTCAATGCTTCTTTTGTTAGTTTACGGGCTTGATTAATAGACAGACTGCCCGGATCACCTTCTATGGTAATAATCCGGGAAGCCACACCAAATATCTTCAGATCGGATGCCAGCTTTTTGGCTTGTTCTTGCGCCTGCGGTTCATCATCAAAAATAATTGTTATCCTGTTGAAGTGCTTAGCCATTTCGGTGACTTGTTGAGGTTTGTAATTGATTCCGAATGTCGCAAATGCTTTAAGACCCAACTTCCAAACATCGGTGATCCCTTCAACACATATCCCTGTCCGATCTTTCCAATATTGTTGAAGTCCGTACAATATGTTTTTGTGATGTAGAATTTCTCTGTCTTTCGGGCACGCTCGATATTTTGGGGTGGCATTGTTATTGATTGCCCTGGTTTGAAAAGACACCATCCTTTCATTCCAATAGACAGGAGCCAGTATCCTGTGTTTGTAGTCAATTTTGTCAAGCATGGAAACAGGGCCTGTTCCCAGGACGCCCCATTGAAAACCCTCTCCTTTTTAGATACTGGAGATGTGGAGCTTGAAGCTTGTTTGTGTTTGAGGGCAGTTGGAAAGGTTTAGGTTGAATCCCTTCAGAGGTGGATTGATGTTCTTTCCCTCCGTATTTTGGAAGCAATCTGCGTACTTCCATTTGAGGGAGTCCCGTTAGCTTGGCTAAAGTCTCTACCAATGGATGCCAGCCACATCTCCAGCACCTGAATTGATTGGAGAATAGGTTGAAACACAGGTGTTCCGACGGATCATCACAGAACACGCATTTCATACCTATCCATCCTTTTCCTATGTTCTTGCCTGATGTCAAGTAAGGGACGGAATAATCCTCTAAGAATCGTTTAATTCTCATTACTCGTATTCCTCCAGATTTCCCTTATTACTTTGCATTGTCTCTTATTAGTCGCGGGACAGGTCGACTCGTCTTTTCTGGTTTGGTTGTAGAGACAAACCTGTAAATGGATACGTTGTTGTCTAAGATCACAATAGAAATAATCCTTTAGCTTAACGGTCGCACAACTCAAATTGCTCTCTGGAGTGGAATTAACAGAACAAAGAGAATTCTCACTCTCTTTCTTGGACGATCCATATTCGCAGTAGTTGCAGATTTCTTTCATAGCAGACTTCCTCTCTCTACATATATTATATAGTTTTAGATCGTTTCGTTGACAAATTTTTTCAATTCCGTGAAAGTTTTTTTAATGTCCGTCTCCTTCCATTCCATGCGCCTCAAGAGTTGTTTGAGTTTCCCCTTGGCTTTTTTAGGAGTAAAACCGCCTATATATGGCCTGTGAAAGATTATTCTACAAATGATTTGGGCCTCTTTGCTTAGTTGACACACCGTCTCCTTGAAGATCAGGTCCTCTTCCGGGGAGATTGAATAAGAAAAATAGTCAAGGTCAGGAGAGTATTTGATTTTTCCTTCCGACTGTTTTTGCTTATCAATATATTGCAACAAATGAATCCTTACGCAGTGAAAAATATAAGTGGTCACTTTTCCTTTATCTGAATCATACGTCTTTATGGCCTTTAGGTAGGCTGTATATGCCTCCTGTAACAAATCTTCCCATTCCAAATCAGCATTCTTGTTCATAGACCAAGCGACTTTTTGAATTAAATTCTCGACTTCTCGTAATTCAGGCATTTGTCATCCTCCCATTTTTAGCCATTTTCCATTTGGTTGTCGTTCATATGCTTGTCCACGATCTTTGCCGAATCCTATACCGTTATTTGAATAGCATTGCACACAAAAGACACCCCATGTTCCTTGCTTTAACTTGCCGTCAACAAAATAGAAATTTAAAGCACGGCCACACAAATCACATTTTTCAGGCGGGTCACCTTCCCAATATTTTTTGCTCATTTGTCTTTCCTCCTTTTCATGTTGGCCTTGATGTCGTTGATTGCGTCTGCCAAGTTAAGCATAACTATACTAAGTTTATTATTTATGCGCTCCTGTGACCATGTGTTTGAAGTTGTACTCCATGATCCAATCTCCTTTCTACGATGTATAGGTTTTAAGTAACTCATTGAATGTAGTGCTTTCTTCAGGTTCTTTTCCATCCAATACTTTGTCTAATACCTTCCGTTTCTTGTCCAAAATGTAGGCTATTGTTTCCTCGATTGTTTCTTGAGCGAGAAGGTAATATACATTCACGGCGTTCTTTTGTCCGATTCGGTGGCATCTGTCTGTAGCTTGTTCCAGTTCTCCAGGAGTCCAAGGAAGCTCCAAGAAGGCCACGTTAGATGCTGCCGTAAGCGTAATGCCTACACCTGCGGCTTTGATATTGCCAATGAATAATCGGCAGGAGTCGTCTGTTTGGAACTTATCAACTGCATCTTGACGCGCTTGCTGAGAAGTGGAGCCATCGATCTTGACAGCAACGTCTTTGAACTCATCCATTAGAATGTCAATGGTCATCTTGTGTGTTGCAAATACAATTAGTTTGCCGTCCACTTCAAGAAAGTCTCGTATCCATTCAAGAGCATTGCTCATTTTGCCCTTGACCGCCAATTGCTTTAACGCCTCGATTTTGGCAAGAGCTTCTGCGTTTGAGGCCTTTTTTGCCGCCTCCTCTCCTTTGTTCTGCCGTATCCAGTCAATGAAATCTGATTCAGCCTTGTGATATTCTCTCCGATTGTTGATTTCGATAGGGACAATCGAATAGGTTTTGTCGGGCAGATCAGTTAGAACATCCTCTTTTCGCCGTCTGATCATAACCGTATTGGTAAGTTTTTCGTGGAGTTCTTCGGTGCGTGATGCTCCTGAGCAATCCCATCCAAATCCGGTGTGACGTGCGGCACAGTACCTTCTGGCATATTCCCAAAAGTTAGGTATTACCGTATCGTCTATAAGCTTCAGGGCATTGTAAGCCTCGACTGGTCGATTGACAATAGGAGTTCCTGATAAGGCGATTATATGAGGGATTTTTTTGCCAAGTGCTTTAACCGCTTTCGTTCTTTTAGCTTTATTATTTTTGATGTAATGGCATTCATCAATGATCAATACCTGTGCTTTGATTGCTTGTAATTTTCCAAGCCATGCCGGTAAGATGTCGTAGTTGATTATGATAATATCGCCAATGATGGGTTCATTAGGTTTGGTTCCCGATAAACGCTGGACGTTGGGATCAACCAACCACATTCGACTCTCCCTTGCCCAATTAAGTTTAAGGGAGGCCGGAACGATTACAATAGCGGGACGTTTTTCAGGGTGTAATTGCAACCAGGCAAGTGCTTGTGCTGTCTTGCCTAACCCCATCTCATCCGCTATAAGTGCTCTTCCATTCTTGGCTTCGATGAACCCCACTCCCTTCTTTTGGAATGGATACAAATCCATCTTGAGCCTAGGAACATCTATAGCCTCTACATTATCCGCGTGTATCTTTGATTTGGATAAGAATTCTTGAAGCCCCTCATCTAATTCAAAGGCCCATGCCTGCAAGGATTTAATTGATTCAATAGACAAAGGACACGTCCAAAATTTATCACGAGGACCATTGTTATGAAGTCTCCTACCTGATAAGGTTTTGATATGGTTGACATCGTCCTTATTGTAAGGAAACATGATTTTAATAGCGGGTTTTCCGCTGTCTTTATAATGTACCAGTTTTGCTTGCCTATGTTGTATTTGGGTCTTTGTTTTGATTGCCACAGGTTTAATCTGATATTGTTTTGTTTTCATAGACAGTTCCTTTTTTTCAAGGTTTTATGTCCATCCTTTTTTCTTGCTATGATCGTTTTTCTGCTATAACCGTTCCAAGAATGAACATAAAGGCAAGACCCGCAAGATTAATCAATGGAAAATAAGGACCTTCCGAGCAGACTATGATAATTGAACAAGCCAATAGTAAGCCGAGAATGATGTCAATAAGCATTATTGCTCTCCTTTCTTTTGTTACTAATTTGTAGTTATAATAACCAGTTCCTCTTTCCAAAATTCTTCACTCTTTCCATTATCAAATTCAACCATTATCATGGGGTCATGGGGATATGTTTGACCACAACCACAATCATAATCTAAGGCTACAATGGTTCCGATTTTTCCTATATATTTTTCGTCTCCTTCCTCATCAATTATTTGTATTACTTGCTCCCTATCTCCTTGCTTATACAAGGTTTCCATCATGATATTTACCTCCCTGTAACACCTCGCGGGCGAATAGACCAAAGCCCGCCCTTTATTGCGATATTAGTTTTCTAGTTCGCGGGAGGGAAATAGCACCGTATAACCGCAACGAGGACAACTGTACCACGTGCCACAATATATTTGCTCTGGGGTGTGTGATTTTCTGAGCAACAACTGTATTTGATGGTCTGGGCATTTGGGCAAGGTCATTAATTCTGTTGTTAATTTTTCACCTTCTTGCATTTTAGTAGTTCCCCTTCTTCATTTTGTATTCTGCGAGCCATTAGAACCAATTCCTTAAATGGATTTCTTTCTTTTTTAGTATCCATTCGATTAAGATGAACCCAAATAGCCGCCCAATATCCAAAATTCATGGATTTATATCGGGCAAGATTATTAACAGCCTTTTCGTAAGCCTCTTGCTTATGTTCTTTTATGGCAAGCGGATCGGACCCGGCAAAAACCACATCCAGGGCAAATATATTTTGAGACATTTTTAATCCCCCTCTATTCTTTTTAATAGTTTGCGGATATCGCCGAGTGCTTTTTTAAGTCCGTCAATTTCCTTCGGCCAGGTATGCGGTGGGCAATGTCCAATAATATGATTGAGGGCTGTCTCAGCAATTTTGGCTACTTCAAATAGTTCGGGGGCGGCGGCTATGAGCCGAGCGTTGGCATGGTATTCTGCTTCCGGCAATCTACAACTCACATCAACACGGGCAACTGATCCGATTCTATGGGTTGAATTGCCGCACGGAACCACTACAAAATATTGTTCCATGAGTCTATCTTCGACTAATTTCCAGGGTCCAAGTGTAGTATGTTTAGACATTTTGACTACCTCCTTTTTGTTATTTTTTTGTTATGTTCCATTCTCATCACGTAATGAGCGCACCCTTCGCTCGCATCAACAAGGCCCCGTCTGGCAAAGCCATTAGCCATAACAAGTGCCATCCGGGAAGTCATTTTGCGAGCGAGGCAAAACTCAAATGCTGCAAAAAAATGCTCCGCCGTGGTCTTGTATCTCTTTTTTATCGTTTCCATTTTTTTCCTTCTCCTTTTTCATTTTTTATTCCTCTTCCTCAAATTCCCATGCTTCGGAAAAATCACGATCCGCGAATAATTCCGCTAACCCTGCAATTTGTTTTAATCGCAAAACTTCGTCTGGCTCCATCCCTAATTCTTTTCCAATTCGTTTGTCACTCCAGTTGCGGCGTGAAAGTTCTACAATGATATCACTCATTGATTCAATTTGATGTTTTCCTCGCGCTCGGTTGTGTCTTATCGTTGCGGCTATACGATCATTACGGCCCTGTCGTTCTTTATTGATAATAGAAAGAGGTAAATATCCTCTTAATCGTTTTTTAATTTTTTGTGATTCTTTGCCTACTCTATTCCGATGGAATCCATCAACAACCTCATAACCATCTTCCCCCAGCCATGCTACAATAGGCTGGGTGAAACCATCCATGCCTATTGAATGCTCTAATAAACGCATTTCTGGTGGAGCGACCACGTTAGGATTATAATCATTGGCATTGACCGATTCCGCATCAATCCAAAGCACACAATCAACTGGCTCTTTGTGCATAGGACTGACTTCGTGCAGGACAAGCTTGACATGATTAAGCACCTCAATTTTTTCATTGTCTGATAGCATGTTTATTTGCTCGCAGATAGATTTTGTTTGCTCCAGTATTTTTGTGCCTAATAATCCAATATCCCCCATTGGCGTCTCCTTTTTTTCATCATTTTAAGATATTTATCATACGCTGGTGATTTATGCTGACTGAAAGACAGGCCCTTGCACCAGTAGTCATTGCGTAGCAAGGCCTTGCAAATGCGCCGCCAGGACGGTACTTTCCGCGCCGCTTCGTCTTTCGGATCGGCCTCATCTGGTATGCCATGCGGATATCCACGGTCTTGCCACCAGTGCAAGAACACCGCGATTTTGTTTTTGTAGTGCTCTTGTCTTGGAGCAGGGAGACTTTCTAAAATCAGCTTGGCAAATGATTCCCATGTATGTCCTTCCGGGCGGGTTATTTTAAGGTTGCCTAAAATGTTGCCGGACTCGCGTGCGTAAAGTGCTCCTTGGTTGGCACCATTGACACGGGCAACAACTCGGCCCCATGTTTCCGGCTCTATGATTTGGAATAACCATAACCCCTTGCGTTGGTCGTCTCCATACGGCTGACAAATCCGTTGCATATGGATTGACAAACCCGCTTTTTGCATCAAATCATAGAGGCGGTTATAAGGCTTTTTAAATTTGCCTGTATACGTCCAAACATCCTCCGTCCGCCAATCATAAATCGGGTAGACATTAAAAAGAGTTTTGCCTACATAGGTCGTCCAGGCACGTCCCTCAAAACTTGATTTTTTGCCCATGATTGTGCGGAACCGGTTAAGACTTTCATCTGTCCGAATTCCGACAAAACAAGCCGTTAGTTCCCCTTCGGCATACCATTGACCGAACAGGGGAACAAACTCCTCAAACTCCATGCCGCGCCAAAAAAAGGGGAAGAAATTTTCATCGGTGATGGCTATTTCTGGTGGTTTGCGCACCCAGGCTTCTTGTTTATCTGGGTCCCAGCACAACCACTGTGGCTCAAACATGGAAACCGCGTTACGCAGGTTGATAGGCAAGGCTACCCAGTAGGGCGCGATATGATCACGATAGAGATCATAGCATTCCAATATATGCTCTATGGTGAGCTTATACTGGGCCTCTAGGTCAACAAATAACACGCCGACCTCGCGATCTCTTTTAATGGCCTCTTCCATTACCAGGTGGAGCATGACGGATGAATCTTTTCCGCCTGAAAAGGAAACATAAACTTTTTGAAACGTATCAAACGTCCATGAAATACGATCCCGCGCGGCGGTCAAAACATCTATGCCTAATGGTTTTTTAGCCATTCTTCAACCTTGCTTCTATCTATTCTTTCTGCGCGATTATTTTTTATCTCGCAGAAATATCTGTCAATTTTACGCCAGCTTTGCGGCAGAAATATCTGTCAATTTTACGCCAGCTTTGCGGCGCGCTGACTTCATAAACTTTTCCTTCCTCAAGCCAGTAGTACTTATATATGCCGCGACTTCCAGCACTATTTGCTTCAGCGTAATCTATGTTAGGTCGCAAAAATTTGCGCTCAAAGCCGTATTTAGTGCTACGACCGACTATTTCTGCGACCCAGGCCCGTGACTTTAACACATTTTTTAAAAGTATATATGCCATTGGGTCTAATGGAGGCTTAACGCCAATGTCTTCTATTCCGATAGCTACTCTAGGCATAATATACTTCTCCACGGGCCTCCCCTTCAAATTCATCACGGGAAACACTGGCCCATTTTAGCAATGAGAGGCCAGCCGGGAAATAACTCCACTGCTCCCCTGTCTCTGATTTATTGATTTTAACCGCCTTGATTACCAATTCTCGTTGGCCAGGCGTGGGGGGTTGAGACGGATTATCAATATGCAGATATCCAATAGTCCCGGGGAAAACTACTGGTGGCGGACCATAATGCGCAAGGCTGTTAGGAGTATTGCCGACTTTAATTTCGCCGGTAAAGAAAAGCCCGGACAGTGGATGGTCGTA